CCTGTCCTCGTTTGCTAAACGAAGGGAACCAGAAATGGTTTGGGGATCGGGACCTCTTCTTGCCGCCAGAATTATATAAGTAGCAATGTCAATAAGACTTCTTATATAATTCAGAGGAATATAAAATATGAAGAAATTATTTTTTGCTATAACAGTATTATGTTTGGCAGCATGTACTCCAAACAATAATAATACTCAAGGTTCTGATGGATATGTATTTTCCCAAAAACAGTTTTCTAAAAATCCAGTAACTATTAATGTGATTACATATAATTCTTTTAATGATTTGCGTGGTGCTCTTGGTAAGATAAATTATAAGGATAAAGTCAATACTTCTTCTGTTGTGGCTTTTAGTGTTTTATCGCCGCCAAATTATGACACATGTACAATTCATATGATAGACCCTATGATATCTTACCAGCCCGAATTTATAGGCCACGAATTTTTACATTGTCTGTATGGTCAATGGCATGTTAATAATAATAGTAATGGACAATAATTATGTATGATAAAGCTTTAATGTATTCTAAAGAATATTGCCCTTATTGTTCTCAAGCAGAACTGCTCTTAAGGAAGCGGAATATTCCATATGAAAAATTAGTTATTGGTATTGGTTCTGGAAATATCACTAAGGCCGATCTTCTAGAAAAAGTTCCGAATGCCAAAACTGTTCCTCAGATTTTCCTTTACAAAGACGACAAAGAGATTTATATTGGTGGCTTCACTGACTTGAAGGATTTTTTTGAAAATGCAACTAACTGAACAGCTTAATAATGGAATAGTTGAAATTACCTTTACCAAGGTAGATGGGTCTGAACGCATTATGAAATGTACCCTCCAAAAGGAATATATTGATGCTAATTATGAAGTTCCCGAGAAAAAGACTGATCGAGTTAACCTTCCTAAAGAAGGTATTCTAGTTGTATTTGATACTGAAAATAATGGTTGGCGATCAATTCGTTCAGAATCAATCATTAGTTGGCATTAATAATGAAACAAGAACTTTCTGGTTGGGATAGAACCAAAGCTATAATTGCTAAGTGGATCATGGTTAATATTGCAATGAGGATTAGTCCTCTTGCAGTATTATCTTTGTGTCTAGAAATATCCAGAGGATATCAAGAATCAATTGAGGCACAAGAAGATTAATGACTAATTATGATGATTGGTATGAACAAAGTCGAGAAGACCGTCATACAAAATTGGCCAATGCTGGATTTTTAAAACTTCCATTTTCTCTTCAAAAGTATCTTGGTAATCATGAGTATATTCATAAAGAGGATATTAGAGAACTTAAAAAACTATTAGAAAGTGTATAATAATGGGTCATTATGTAGTAACTGGTGCATGTGGATATATTGGTTCTGTTCTTAGTAAGAAACTTAAGGAACATGGTCATAAAGTAACGACTGTTGATCTAAAGGCAACCTATCCACTTTATACGGATGATCATTGGGCTAATACCTGTTTTAGTTCAGAATTATTTTTAAAGAATATTATTGAAAAACGTGTAGATGGTATTTTTCATTTAGCAGCACATAGTTTACTTGGTCCATCTGTAGCAGATCCACTCCCATACTTTATAAATAATGCAGGACGAACCGCAGAAATGGTTCATACCCTTGTCAGCAACGGTTGGCAAGGTAAGTTTGTTTTCTCAAGCACTGCTGCTACCTATGGCGCACAAAAACATATGGTCATTGAAGACTCTCCAAGAATGCCAATAAATCCATATGGTATTTCAAAACTTCATGCTGAAGATATTCTTGAACAAGCATATGATGCATATGGCTTTTCGTCTGTAATTTTCAGATTCTTTAATGTGTCTGGTGCAGATGGTGATGTTGGTCAAGATCGAAACGAACCGCATATTCTAACACAAATGTCCAAGGCTGCTAAGGCTGGTACAACATTTAAGCTATATGGTGATGATTATCATACTAAAGACGGAACTTGTGTTCGTGATTATGTGCATGTTCTAGATGTCGTTAATGCGCATCTTCTCGCCTTAGATTTGTTAGATGAATATCAAGGAACTTTTGTATTTAACCTTGGAAAGTCTCATGGAACATCAAATCTAGAATTGGTAGAAGCCTTCCGAAATATCACTGGAATAGACCTTGATTATGAAATCGTAGATCGCCGTCCAGGTGATCCAGACTTTCTAGTCGCCGATTCATCCAGATTTACACAATATACTGGGTATATGTTCCCAGAAAGCAATTTACAAAATATTATTTCTAGTCAATGGGAGTGGTTTAATTATGAGTGAGTATACGCCGTTCGAACGGAATGAACTTAATAAGAATTCGCAAGGCGGAACTGAAGTTATGGTCGAGGGTATGCTTTCCCGAGTAGACCCAGAGCTTTTACAAAATTTTCAAATTATTCCATCACGAGTTCGTAATCTTCGTGATGATAAGATTCGTATTATGTGGCTTCATGATCTACCTTGGGACCCAGAAACAAATCATCTAAAGGATGAATCTTCTCGTTCCAGGTTCCACAAGATTGTATATTGCGGCCATTGGCAAATGACTCAATATCAGAACTTCCTTGGTATTCCTCATGACCAAAAAACTTCTGTAATCGAAACTGCAATCGTACCTTTTGATTATGTAGAAAAGTCTAAGAATGAAATTCGACTGGTTTATACATCTACTCCACAGCGTGGTCTAGAAATTTTAATTCCAGTATTTGAAGCTCTTGCAGAAAAGTATGATAATATTGTTCTAGATGTATTTTCTTCATTTAAGATTTATGGGTGGGAAGATGCAGATAAACAATATGAGCCGCTATATGAACGTTGTCGTCAGCACCCAAAGATTAATTATCATGGATTTGTTCCTAATGATGTAGTTCGGCAAACTGTTCAGAGGGCTCATATTCTAGCATATCCTTCGATCTGGCTTGAGTGTAACTCTAAGTCTTTAATTGAAGCTATGTCTGCTGGTGCAATGTGTGTTCATCCAAATTATGGGGGTCTTGTCGATACTGCTGGTGGTCTTACCACAATGTATAATTGGGACCTAGATAAGAATATTCATGCCAATATTTTTTATCAGGCTCTAGATCAAGCAGTATCAGTAATTCATCAAGATCAAGTTCAGAACTATCTTCGATTTGTAAAACAATATGCTGATGGGCGTTACAATTGGAACAAGATTTCTAATCAATGGACAGGAATGTTGAATGGTCTTCTTCAACAATATGAAGGTCAAGACCTAAGCGCAAAGCAAATTCTAACATTTAGAACGACATGATTTTAACAAAAGCACCATTGCGGGTTTCGTTCTACGGGGGCGGCACGGACCTTGCTTCTCATTATAGAGAGCATGGTGGCGCAGTACTATCTGCTGCAATAAACAAGTATATGTACATTGCGATAAACAAGACACCTATTGATCATGTTAAATTGATGTATTCTGAAATTGAAACTGTTCAAGATTATAAAAATCTAAAACATGATATTGTAAGAAATGCTATTGAATATTATAGCGATAAACACAAAACCGGATTAGAAATTGCGTCATTTGCTGATGTCCCAACAGTAGGAACTGGATTGGGATCATCGTCAACATTTTCTGTAGCACTTATTCAAAATCTTATGGAATTGAATATTAAATCGTTTATGCCCAGACATCAAAAGATTGCTGAGTGGGCTTGTGATCTAGAGATTGATAAGTGTGGCTCTCCTATCGGAAAGCAGGACCAATATGCTGCGGCATATGGCGGAATGAATTTGTTTGAATTTAAGCCTGATGAATCTGTTATAGACACGCCGACAGTTAGTCATTATGCCATGACTGAAAATCTATTACTTTTCTATACTGGAAGAAAGCGTTCTGCTAATTTAATTTTAGAAAAACAAAATGCAGAACCAAAACACGACATTCTTTCTAAAATGACTGATCAAGCAATCTTAGGTTTTCGTTATTTAAATTCAAAACAATATGATGATTTTGGTATGATGCTTGATGAAGCATGGAATCTAAAGAAACAATTAACCGATGGTATTTCTGATCCTGAATTGGATGAGATTTATAAATCCTCTATGTCTGCTGGTGCATATGGTGGCAAGATTCTTGGTGCTGGTGGAGGAGGATATTTTCTTTTTTATGTACCACTAAACAAACAAGCCCATGTCATAAAAGAAATGAATGATAAAGGATTATCCTTACAAGGTTTTAATTTCTCACGTACTGGAGTGGAGACTGTTTATAATGACTATAACAACAACTTTTAAAGAATATACTAACGATTTAAATCATGCTATGTGGTCAGTTGATACTACATGTCTAGATGCTGCTGCTAGACTTATTGAAAAAACCATACAGACAGATAATACCATTTATGTCTGTGGTAATGGTGGTTCGGCAGCTATCGCAAATCATTTGGTGTGTGACTGTATGAAAGGTATTTCTACCAGTACCCAATTAGAACCAAGAATCGTATCCCTTGTTTCTAATGTGCCATTAATGACTGCTATAGCTAATGACATGTCTTATAATTCAATTTTTTCATATCAAGCCAAGAAACTTATGAAAAAGGGTGATATTTTAATTACAATTTCTTCATCTGGCAATTCTCCTAATATTCGAGAGGCTCTTGAGTTTTGTCATATATCAGGATTTGAAAGTATTGCTATGTGTGGTTTTGATGGTGGAGCATCATTGAAGGCAACAATTCCTCTTCATGTCAAATCAAAAAATTATGGAATCGTGGAAGATTGTCACCAAAGCCTTATGCACATGATTGCACAATATTTGCGCAAATCCAATCTGAACCCACATATTGATCCAAACACCCTTATTTACTAGCTATTGACATGGCCTCCAATTATGGTAATATGTGTCATCATAAATTTGGAGAAACCCTATGGCTACCGTAGATAAAAATGCAAAGAAGGCTGCTCAACGCGCCAAAATCAATCACAACATCGACAAACATATTGGGGCAGAACCCAAGGCTTCGGATATTAAGACTGTATTGGATATCCGAATGGCTTATAACTGGTATAATTATTCGTGTGATCAAAAGGATTTTGTATCCTGGGTTCTTGATTATATGAAGACATCTGGTAATTATAAGCCAGAACAAATTTCTGCATATAAGACTCTGCCTGATTGGAGAACTAGCACTACTGCTGGTGCAATTTCTCGTATGCTTAAGAATGGGGTAAACATTCCCGAAGAGTCTATTGTATGGCTCAACAAGAAGATTTCGGATGCACTTAAGTTTGTGCAAACGAATAAAAAGTCTTCCGTGGCAACCAAGAATGATTCGACTCTTGCTGAAAAGGATTCAGACAAGCTTGATAATATTATTGGTGATATCGAACAAGAATTTGATAACTTTTATAAGAATGGTTATCAATCTGAGTTTAGTATGTTTGATTATCTAAAGACAAATTCTATTAAGTCTGCATTTGTATCTAAGATAATTGCTTTCTATATGCCTCTAGAAGCTGAATTGTCTACTGCTATTGCTGGGGGAGATCCTCAGGTTAAGGAAGCTTATGCTAATATTAAGATGAGTGATCGTAGAAAAAGTAAGGCTTTTCTACTTAAAATCATTACAGATTGTATGGCTTTTACCGAAACCAAAAAGTCTGTTCGTAAGCCACGTAAGGTAAAGGAAAAATCTGCCGAAAAGGTGGTTTCTAAGGTTACCTTTATGAAAGAAAGTTCTGTGTATAAAATTGCCTCAATTGATCCTACTAGGATTGTAAAGGCACAAATGCTATTCACATTTAACACTAAATATAAGAAGCTGAATGTATATTATTCGGCTGATGATAAAGGTCTTTCTGTGAGGGGTACGACTATTATTAACTTTGATGAAACTAAGTCCATTTCTAAGACTCTGCGTAAACCAAATGAGGTTCTTCCTTTGGTATTGTCTCTAGGAAAACTTGCCGTAATGAAAAATGTCAATGGTATAAAGACCACTAATACTGTTCCAAATGGCCGTATTAATCAAGATACGGTATTGCTTAGGGTCATTACATGAATTTTTCCAATAACGTAATCGATTTTCCAAATAAGTCTCATCTTCCTGTTACCCAAGAAGAATCTGATGCTATTATCCATAATATTCGTCAAGAATATTTTGATCAGATTTCTGTAGAAATTACTAGACAAGTTTTTGATAGGTCAATGATGTATGGATTTGATGTATCTCATGAATCATCGATTAAAGATTGTGTTCTTGTAGTAGAATCTATTAAATCATTACTTCTAAAATCATCAAATATTTATTACCCTCTACAAGATATTGCAGAAGCTATGCAAATTGATGGTGATCCTATGGAAGATTTTGATGATGATCTTTTTGTAGAAGATGAGCTTGACATTTAATCAAGTTTGATATATATTATTTATAATAATTTTAAATATAATGAAAGATTTGATATGATTTTAATGGATTTGGCACAGGTGATGATTGCTACGCTTATGGAGCAATTGGGAAATCACACAAACGCAGACCTGGACGAAAATCTTCTTCGCCACATGGTGTTGAATAGCATTCGCGCAAACAAAATTAAGTTTTCCACAGAGTATGGGGCGCTTGTTATCGCTGCCGATGATCGTAGGTCTTGGAGGCGAGATATTTTCCCTTATTATAAGGCAAATCGTAAGAAGGCTCGTGATAGTTCTGAATTGAACTGGAACATGATTTTTGATAGCCTTAATAAGATTCGAGAAGAACTTAAGGAAGTTTTTCCTTACCGCGTTGTGCAAGCTGATGGTGCGGAAGCAGATGATATTATTGCAACGCTGGTTAAGCATAACCAAACCGAAGATATTATCATTCTATCTGGAGATAAGGATTTCCAGCAACTTCAAAAGTATCCAAATGTTAAGCAATATAGCCCTCCCCTAAAGAAATATATCACATGCAATGATCCAGAATCCTTTTTGAAGGAACATATCATTCGCGGTGATGTGGGAGATGGTATTCCAAACTTCCTAAGTTCGGATGACACTTTGGTTACTGGTATTCGCCAAAAGTCGATTATGAGTAAAAGGGTTGAGGTCTGGCTTACTCAACAGCCCGAAGAATTTTGTAATTCAGAAATGCTAAGAAATTTTAGTCGTAATAAAACTTTGGTTGACTTCTCATGCATTCCAGATTATATTGAAGTTAATATTCTTGAAGAGTTTGAAAAACAATCCAACAAGGACCGCAGCAAACTGTTTAATTATTTTATTGAAAAGAAGCTGAAGAATCTTGTGGAGGCTATAGGTGATTTTTAATGAACAACTAGCCGCTAAGCTATATCATACCATCAACCCAAAACATAATTTTTATAAGCTGGATGGCGAAACATATCGCAAATGGCTTAATATTGTAAAAGAACTCAAAGAACAAGGAATTATTAAGAATGACTAGGCGCTATGGCATCTCGGAGATGCTAAAGATGATTAATGATCTACCAGATCCAAATGCGAGGCTTCAATCTCTGGCTTCGTGTTCAAATATTATTCCTGTATATGGAATTCTGAAGTACATGTTTGATCCGACAATTAAGTTTGCGCTTCCTTCTGGTGCTCCACCATACAAGGAAAATGAAAATCTAGATCAGCAATCAAATCTTTATAATGAATTTCGTCGTCTATATCTATTCATTGATGGTGCTGCTCAACTAAATCCTCTAAAGAGGGAAACTATTTTTGTTCAAGTTCTAGAAACAATTGATCCAGAAGATGCAAAACTTATTATTGCAATGAAGGATAAGATTTGCCCATATCCAAATATTACATATGATCTAGTTTTTCACGCCTTTCCTGGTCTACTTCCACCAGAAAGCGAAGTTCCTGACAAGATCACTGAAGATCTAAATATTAAAACTTCTAAAGGAAAGCCGTGTCCTTTTGGGTGCGTGTCGAGAAATGGAAACGAGCTTTACATGCCTGGACCACTTCTAACTCATCTAAGACACGCTCACAAGTATGATGATGTGCAAATTGCAAATTTCAAGCAGGAGAATAGTATCTAAATGGGTAAGACTCGCCGTAATTATAATGATGAATATTATGATGACGAAGAATATGGTGCTGATATGGATGATTATCGACAACACAAAAAAGATAAACGCTTAACCCGAGCACTCAAAACTTTAGATATTGATGATCTACTTAACATGGAAGACGAAGAATAATGTCACATTACTGGGGATATCATACGCTGCTTGATTGTAGCGAATGTAATATTGAAGCGATAACTAACAAAGAAACTCTTACCAAATGGGTTAAAACCTTAGTCGAACGTATCGACATGGTTCCTTATGGTGAACCACAAGTATTGCATTTTGGACATAATGAAGTTCATCTTGAAGGTTGGACAGTAATTCAACTTATCGAAACTTCTAATATTATTGCACATTTTAATGATCATACCGGAGAAGGCTATATAGACATTTTCTCGTGTAAGGAATATAATATGCAAGATGCGATTGATACTGTTGTTGAATTCTTTAATCCTAAAAAAATTAGAAGGACTTATTTGACCCGACAAGCCGATTAAATTACTAAATAATATCATGCATAGGAGTACTGATGCCAACATACACGTTTTTTAACCGCGAAACACAAGAACAATGGGATGACTTTATGAGCATCTCCGCATCAGAATTATTTCTACAAGAAAATCCACATATCGAAAAAGTTCCTGTCGCTTGCAATATTGTAGGTGGTACTGGTGACCGCGTTCGTCCTGATAGCGGTATGAAAGAAATGTTGACTAGGATTGCTCACGCCAATCCAACAACTCCTTTGGCAGAACGATATGGGTCAAAAGGAATTAAAGAAACCAAAACCCGCGAAGCTGTAAGCAAGATTCGTGCTAAAGCTGGGGGTTCTTTAGTCTAGTATATTATGTTTGGGTGAATAACTCTAACACTTAAGGATATCGCATGGGCGTAGTAGAATTGAGAAGACAGTCAACCAGAAAACAAAAACGGCTGGCGGCAAAAGGAAACGGAAGCGGACAAGGCCAAGGCCAAGGCCAACCACATCATAATGAACCACCCAAAGGACTTTATTTAAATCGAATTAGTCCTATGACAGAAAATCAAACCAAAACTTTTGACGCATACTCAAGAAATAAAAATCTACTGTTGCATGGCTCTGCAGGAACTGGTAAAACATTTATCTCTCTTTATCTCGCACTATTAGATGTTATGGATGGAAACGAAGATTACAACAAGGTTGTTATAATCCGCTCGGTTGTTCCCACTAGAGATATGGGATTTTTGCCTGGAAGTGCTAAAGATAAATCAAAAGTATATGAAGCACCATATTATTCTATCTGTACTGAATTATTCGGTAGAGGCGATGCTTATGATGTTCTTAAACAAAAGAATTTGGTCGAGTTTCAAACTACATCATTTATTAGAGGTCTAACTTTTAATAATTGTATCATTGTTCTTGACGAAGTGCAGAATTGTGTTTTTCAAGAACTTGATTCTGTCTTGACTAGAGTCGGAAATAATTGTAAAATTATTTTCTCGGGAGATTTTAAACAAAGTGATCTTACAAAAGATTCTGATCGTTCTGGTATTTTAGATTTTATGAAAATTATCAAAAGAATTAAATCATTTGAAAACATAGAATTTACAAAGAATGATATTGTGCGTTCACAACTTGTTAAAGATTATATTATCGCAAAAGAAGATTTGAATATTAGGTAATAATGAATTTTAATCATGCGTTCGTGAAACCTCTTGATCTTCCAAGAGTTGAAATAAATGGAAAGCGATATTATCAGACAGAATCTGGTGATCGCTTTCCATCAGTTACCACGATGCTTTCTGCTGTCCTTCCTAAAGATGGATTGGACGCCTGGAGAGACGCCGTTGGTAATGAGGAAGCAGATCGTGCTACCAATCGTGGTGCCAGAAGGGGTACTGCACTTCACCTTATGTGTGAAAAATATGTTCTAAATGATCCTACATATAATCGTGGTATAATGCCTTCGATTATAGAATTGTTTAATCAGGTAAAGCCTGTGCTTGACAAGCGCCTTGGTGTCGTGTATGGTTCTGAAATACCACTATATTCTAGATATCTAAGGCTTGCTGGTACATGTGACCTAGTGGCAATGTTTGACGGAAAAATTTCTATCATTGACTTTAAAACCACAAATTGGGCAAAAGATATGTCGATGTTAGAAGGGTACTTTATTCAAGAGGCGATATATTCCGTTATGTTTGAAGAAATTTATAAAAAGCCTATTACACAACTTGTTACAATTAGTGCTGGAGATTCTGAACCAAATGCACAAGTTGTAATTCAACACAGAGATACATGGGCTCCAAAGGCTGTCGAATTAATCAAACAATTTTATGAAAAATCAGCTTGATTCTAATTTGATATATGATAATATCAAACAATAAAATGGAGATTATATGATGACCGAAGAAAATATACGTAAGCTTGCGACAATTCGACGTATCAAGGAAATCAAGCCGCATCCTAATGCAGATAAGCTAGATATAGCTATTGTTGACGGTTGGCAACTGGTTACCGCTAAGGATAATGGATTCTCTGCAGGTGATTTGATCATTTATTTTGAAATCGATTCGTGGATTCCCACTGAGATCGCATCGTTCCTTTCTAAAGGTAAGGAACCCCGCGAGCACAACGGTGTTAAGGGTGAGCGCCTGCGCACTATTCGCCTTCGTGGTGAGCTATCTCAGGGTCTGATCATTCCTATCTCGGATGCGCTTATTGCTGAGTCAAAGTCAGTTAACAGTTTAGATATTCCAGAGATCGCAGAAGGTGTAGATATCACTGAACTTCTTGGCATTCAAAAATGGGAAAAGGCCATTCCGGCACATCTTCAAGGTCGTGTTCGTGGTAATTTTCCTTCATTTATTCGTAAGACTGACCAGGAACGTGTTCAAAATCTAGTCAATAAAATCTTTAATGATTGGAAGGATGATTATTTTGAAGTCAGCCTGAAACTTGATGGGTCATCTTGTACTGTATACTATTATGAAGGCCGCGTTGGGGTGTGTTCTCGTAATCTTGAGCTTGAGATCACTGATGACAATAAGGACAATTCGTTTGTTCGTGCTGCTTATGATTCTGGTCTTGTTTTTGCGTTAGAGTCTCTAGGTATGAATATTGCTGTTCAAGCTGAATTGATGGGTCCTGGTATTCAAGGTAATAGAGAAGGTCTGAATGATCTACATCTATTCATGTTTGATGTATTTGATATTGATAAGCAAGAATATCTTGGTACTAATGCTCGATATGAAATCTTTGATAATTTAATTGATAGGGGAGTTGATCCAAATCGATTCCAACAGGTACCAATTTATGGTGTTCTGCAACCTAATGTTTTTAATGATGTTAATGATATTCTTAAGAGTGCAGAAGGCCAATCTCTAAATCATAATGTCCGTGAAGGCATAGTTTTTAAGAGCCTATCAAACCCTAACCGTTCATTTAAGGCAATTTCTAATAATTTCCTTTTGAAGGAGAATTATGACTAAGTTTAACTAAATAAAAGAAAATGGAGATTTTCTATGTATGGAATTAAGCAAAATAACCAAACTCTAAAGACCACAAATGATCTACAAGAAGCAATGAATTTTGCACAAAATCAGTTGCAGCCAGTAACTGTTTATGATATTAATACCGGAGCAACACTATATGAATATGCACCATCCATTGGACTAAAAGAATTTTTAGTCGATTAAATGAATAGGGATTTCCTTCCAGGAGTTTTGGAAAGAAAAGATCTCCCCTCATGGTTCATTACAATGGCCGATTCACGATCTAAAGGAAGCGTAGAATACATTGTGTGGGATCATAAAGATAAAGACATGATCCATGCCGACTATTTTATAAATGGTGAATTTTTAGAAACTAAATCTTTTAATATTAAAGTGAAGGGTAAATTATAATATGGCTAAGAAAACTTCTAGGAAAAAGTATACCTCAAAGGGTATCCATTCCAATGTAAAGTCAAGCACAACTCGACTACTCCGTGCTGACCGCGACCCTCTAGTTAAGCTAGAAAATATTTCCCGGGCTTGGAAGAAGCTAATGAATCCTTGGATTACCGTAGAAAATCCAGATAAGTCCGCTACAAATCGCCGTTTCATTCGTGTTCGCACCAATGACTATTGGGGAAATCCTAAGTTCGTAAAAGAGGGCTAATATACAAGATCAGGGATGATTACAGCAAACCTTGCGTTCCTTAGGGAACATTAAGCACGTGGTCGGAACTTCGGTTGCCACCTTTGTCATTGAGAAAATGAATAGGGCTTCTCCGAATAGAAGAAGAGTTTGGTGCTCCGAAATCAAAGCGCGCATCCCGTAATAATTTAATTTTAGGTTGTTTACAGCAATCAAGATGCATGTCAAGCCGTAGGTCGCAGGTTCGAGTCCTGCCTTCGCCGCCATTGAACATATTAACAGTAGGCAAGAAATTGAGAGCCGGACTTTGCCAGCCGGGAATTAATGTGTTCTTAATTGGTGAAGTAGCTTAGTGGTTAAAGCAACGTAAAAATACAACCTGTTTAAATTTTCTAGTTGACATTAAATCATAATATGTTATTATAAATCATCGAATAAAGAATAGTTACAGCCACTAAAACCGCAGGTAATCCTGCTCCAGAACGGAGGTTTTCGAATTTCCTCCTTAAACTAAAAATAGAAACTATTCTGCAAATTTTAGGCTCCTTACCGCAACTCAAAAAAACTTTTATGGAAAAAAAGCAAAAGCGGAGCCTGTTTAATTTGGGTTAACTACAGCAATAAAACAAATCTTTTTGAAAACAAGAGTCTAGCCGGTTCGATTCCGGTGATGTGCAGGTGGTCCAGGTAAAGCACACGTAACCCGTAATATAATGGAGAATTGAAATGACTTTTAAGAATGCAGTACTAAACACTACCGTAGAAGCTCGTACTTGGAATGGAATGACGGCTATTAAGTCTTCACTTTCACAAACCACCGACCTTTTTTATAAGATTGGTGCTTCTCGCGGTAAGAATATTATTTCTGAGTTTGAGCGTGCATATCAAGAAGACCGTGAAGTTGCACTTCGTGTGGTTCAGTGGGCTCGTGATGTTCGTGGTGGTGCTGGTGAACGAGAAATTTATCGTCAAGTACTAAAGTACCTTGAGAAGGCTCATAAGGACGATTTGCTCAACACTCGCATTCTGCAAAATACTGCAGAAATTGGTCGTTGGGACGATCTTCTAATTTTTGAAGATGCTGAAGTGAATAGTATTTCTCTGGGTCTATATGCTAAGGCTCTTTCTGAGCGTAATGGTCTAGCTGCTAAGTGGGCTGATAGAAAGGGTCCTAATGCCATAAAGCTACGTGAGTTCCTTGGTCTTTCTCCTAAGAAGTATCGTAAGCTACTTGTGACTCTAACTAACGTAGTTGAGTCGAAGATGTGTGCTAAGGATTGGGAAGCAATCAACTTCTCTCATGTTCCTTCTCTAGCAATGTCTCGCTACACTAAGGCTTTTGCTAAGAATGCTGGTCCTACTTTTACTGCCTACAAGGAAGCTCTTCAAAAGGGTGACCCTTCAGTAAAGGTTAATGCTTCTGCCGTATATCCTTATGATATCGTGAAGACTGTTAATTACGGTGACGCGGCTCTTGCAAATGAACAATGGAAGGCTCTGCCCAATTATATTGGTAACAGCAAGATTCTTCCTATCGTAGATGTTTCAGGGTCAATGGCCTGTGCTGCGGGTGGTTGGAATTCTAAGTCAAAGGTTACCTGTCTAGATGTTGCTGTGTCACTTGGCCTCTATTGTGCGGATAAGAACACCGGTCCTTTCAAGGATTTGTTCCTAACCTTCTCTGAAAAGTCTTCCTTTGTTCATCTAACGGGTAATCTTTCCCAAAAGATCACTCAAATGAACCGGTCTGACTGGGGCATGTCTACTAACCTACATCGTGCTTTCGATGAAATTCTTCGTGTTGCTACTACCAATACCGTAGCTACCGAAGATATGCCTGAGATTCTACTGATCATGTCTGACATGCAGTTTAATGCTTGCATTCGTTTTGATGACTCTGCTTATCAAATGATTCAGCGTAAGTACGAAAATGCTGGATATAAGATGCCTTCTATTGTATTCTGGAATCTAAATGATGCTGGCAACACTCCAGTAACATTTGACACTAAGGGTACTGCTCTTGTATCTGGTTTCTCTCCTGCAATCATGAAGGCTGTTCTTGCAGCCGATCTTGAGGATTTTACTCCCCAGAGTGTGATGCTTAAGGCGATTTCTTCAGATAGATACGCGATCTAAGTATCGCAGCAGCCAACTGCTTTAGTGTTGGCGTGTTACTTCCCAATCAGGGATGCGGCTAGAACGTTATACCTAGCGCCGAACTCGTAACCGGCATTTGCTTTTAATTTTATGGGTAATTTAAATGGCAACAAATAATAAGCTATCTGCATATATTCTACTAGATCGTTCTAGTTCAATGGCTGGTGCTCGTTGGGAGAATGCAATTGGTTCTATCAATCAGTACGTTAAGTCTCTAAAGGAAGAAAGGTTTCTGCTGAAGTTACAGTAGCTACTTTTGATTCTAATTACGTTTATACTCCACGTCCTATGTACGTCGGTGGGGGCATTCAGATGAATGCTGATGCTTTAACTCCTAAGGAAGTTGTAGACCCAAATTCATTTGACATTATTCGAGATAGTGTTACACTATCAAAGTTCAAGGATCTGAGTCCTACAGAAACTAGCCCACGCGGTGGTACTCCTCTATACGACTCTACTGCAAAGCTAATTAATCTTGCGGAAGCAGTTGGTAACGAAAAGACTGTTATTATCATCATGACGGATGGTGAAGAAAACTCTTCTAAGGCTTACACACTACAAGCTATTCGTGATCGTATTGTTACCTGTAAGGCTCGTAATTGGGAAGTTCTGTTCCTTGGTGCTGAGTTTAATGCCGATAATATCGCTACTCAATATGGGCTAAGTAAGGGTAAGGTTATTAACACTACTCTTGAGAATACCTCGCGCTCCATGGATTTCTACGCTAAGGCTTCAGCCAGTTATGCTGACTTTGGTACTGCTGTTGATACCATGGCAGTCAAGGCTGATCTAGCAAATTAATATCTATAAATAGTTTTGTTCGTTGATACGGACTTAAAACCGGGGAAGACAGGGGTGCGATTCCCCTCGCCTCCACCAGTAAACACACGATAACAGGACGCTGGCTCTGTGAAGCGGGATATCGGGGTAGCTGCCGAGAAGACAGGGAGAGCATCGTGTGTTTTCTCATGGGGGCGTATAGTATCGATTCACGGCTAGTAGGAATGTGGAGAACACGGTAAGAAACGACCGCCAATCAGTTCGATAACCTAAATGCAAACGAAAACTTTGTATCTCAAGAATTCGCTCTAGCAGCTTAATTCTTATGCGTATGGGCTCCACGTGGAAACAGAACGGGCCTACTTTTATAATGGAGAAAACTATGACAGATGCACACAATGCTACTATCAATCAAATTATTCTAAAGCTTGCCATCGATTATGAAGAAAATAAACATTCTCAGGAAGAAGGTAAGTATCCTACCACTACACAAATTCTCAAGACTGCATCAAAGTTTAAGGCATTTGTAAATGCAAATTAAGTCTGCAGTAAAAATTCAAAAAGATCGTTGGGGTACTATTTGGAGCAACACATACGGTAATATGTGGGACACTCAATCCCCACAATCTTATCTAGTTCCAGAAAATTATAAAGAATCCTCGAAAAAGTATGTGCCAGTTGTTGGACAATCGTCTACTCTTAGGCACGGTAATCAAATAAGCTGGAGCTAAACTATCATGAAGAAAAATAATATTTCTAATTTTAATGGAGAACTTGTCGCTTCTAATCAAATTTTACAGGTTATTAATGACAATTATTTGACACAACTTACTATAAATAAAATTGTTGTTCTTCCGTTGCAAAAGCTGCAAGGCAACGTTGACAGTAAGACCAGTAAGGATGTAATTATACTCATTACTTCTGGTTCAGGATCAATGGAGGTAAATGGCAAGAGCGCACCCATCAATGCGGGTGAAATCATTAGTGTAAAGGCTTCCGAGTCATTTGTTATTATCAATGATGCGCTTGATGCTATTTTGGAATTTGTTTCAATACTATCTACGAAATGAATTTGACTTCCTCCCTATAAAGGAGAAGCCATATGGTTTTCAGATACGACTATAGTAAAGAATTATTCGCATTTTTAACTGTGATTAGTTTAATTTTTATACAAAGCCTACAATACACTAAACCAATGCCTGTACCACAGGTAATTTATATTGAAAAGCCTGTGGTACTACAATCAATTAATCCCGCTGCATTTAATACAGCCCAAGTTAATTGTCTAACTGAAGCGATTTATTATGAGGCTAGAAATCAGCCAGTGAAAGGCCAAAAGGCCGTAGCACACGTAATTATGAATCGGGTAAAAGATGAAAGTTATCCGAAAAGCGTGTGTGGAGTAGTACATCAGAAGGAACGACATGTGTGTCAGTTCACTTACTTCTGCGAAAAACATAGATCACCAATAGATATTGTGTCATTAAATACTGCAAAAGAAGCTGCGTTGGTAGTTTTGCAGGGTGAACAAGATTTTACTTCTGGTGCATTATATTATCATGCGAAGTATATTCGTCCTCCTTATTGGAGAAAGCATATGAAATTAGCATTTGACATTGGTGACCATATATTCTATAATAGGACATCATAACAACCAACGAGGTCTTTAATGGCGATTACAAATAAAGCAAAAGAATTTTATGAAACCATTGAAGACCTCGTCTGGCAACATGATATCGAATATATTGATGCTATTGTCATGCATTGTGAAAAGCACGATATAGAAATTGAAAGTATTGCATCTCTTATTAAGAATAATGAATACTTCAAAAGTAAGATTCAATTTGAAGCAGAAAAACTAAATTTTCTACCAAAAACCTCACGTCTGGATATATAGTCATGGATGCATTTGATGCTTATGTTTTAGCATTGGCTCTAAAAAGGCATTTTACTCCAAACGGGAATTATGATTATATTAAATATAACGGAAAGATAAAGGCTTCTAAGACGAGTTTTGATACTAGAAGCGATAAGTACTTTTTTCATAAGTTATCTAAGAAATCTGATCCAGAAGGATTCCTAATTGCCAATTATGTAAAGCACGGTTCTAATATCTGGATTGGTGATCTTGTGGGCGATCAAAAATATGATGATACCTATAAAGAATGGCTGAAGAAAAAAGAATCAATTTCATATATATTCAAGAACGATTTTGAACAGATTTCAGAATCTCTGGATGCTAATCTCAAAGTTGTTGATGGGCAATATCCAAAACTTCTTGAACTTTATATGAGAGGAAAAATTAATATAGAAACGATTATTATTCTTGATAAACTTCTACATATTCTGGTACAATGGAAGAATAATATTCAAGATGTGGCTTTGTGGCCAGACATATATAGTATGTGTATAAAGTATACACCATTCGTTTCATATGACGAAAAGAAAATTAAAAAAATTATTTTTGAAACTTTATAAAGTTCAATGGAGATATTATGGTAAAACTGATTATTACAGACGAAAACAATCCACTTCCTTCCCATCTTGGGGGGCATGAAAACGAAACCCATCTAGATGATGGTGCTCTATCTTATATCATTGAGAATTTCAACATTAAGAGTATGGTAGATGTTGGGTGTGGTCCCGGAGGCATGACTGAACTCGCTCGTTCAAAGGGTCTGGAAGTTCTTGCTGTAGATGGTGATTTTATTGTTGATCGTAATATTTCAGATGTAGTAATTCATGATTATCAGGCAGCACCCTATAAGCCAGAAAAAGAATATGATCTTGCTTGGTGTGTTGAATTTGTAGAACACATTGAGCCTCGTTATATTCAGAACTTTATGACTACTTTCCAACAATGTAAGTACGTCATTATGACTCATGCATTCCCAAATCAACCTGGACACCATCATGTAAATTGTCAAACTACTGAATATTGGGTAGCAATTGTTCAAGCATTTGGTTTTGAAATTGATGTAGAAGCTACAAATGCAATTCGTGCTGCTTCTACTATGAAGGAACGTTATATTCGCCAGCAATCAATCTTCTTAAAAAACCTTAACTACAATGAAAAAACCTAAATCTTATATCAAAATAGGAAAAAATACTAGAATTGTAAAAACCAAAACTAAGGGTACAAGAACCTATACAAAGCAACTATCTGGAACATGGACTTTAGCTGGTTGGAGCCATAGTCCACCAAAAAAAAAAGAAAATAGTAGTTGACTTTATATAAATAAATGATATATATATAAGAATATGCGGCTTTAGTATACTGGTATTATAATCGCCTTCCAAGCCAAAGAAACGGGTTCGATTCCCGTAAGCCGCTCCACTATTTTATTATGAAGTAAATTGAAGCACATACATTGTCATACAAAAACATACGGAGAAATACTATGTCTAATTTTGCTAATCTAAAGCGTTCAAGCAACGACTCTCTATCAAAGCTAACTCAAGCGGTAGAGGCAATTAATAAGCCAACCTCAAATTCATCTGAAGATACTCGTTTCTGGAAGCCAGAAGTCGATAAGGCTGGTAATGGTTCTGCTACAATTCGGTTTCTTCCTGCTCCTTCTGGTGAAGAAATGCCATTCATTCGTATTTGGGATCATGGTTTTCAAGGCCCAACTGGTAAGTGGTATATCGAAAAGTCCCTAACCACAATCGGCCAAGTCGATCCCGTTAATTTTCTAGCGGCTGCATAAAGCGATTTATGTAGAAAAAACTGTTAATTGCTGGAACACCCTTAGAGGTAACAGAACCACAAAGATGTGTTAAACTCAGAAAGTTTATAAATAAAGAATAACCAATATAGGAAATCTTTATGAATAACATTTGGGAAATATGTAAAATAACAGGCAAAACTTTTAAAACAGCAAGAGGATTTTTAAATCATCTAAGAACACAAAAAATATCTTCTAAGGAATATTATGATAAATTTCATAAAGACCAAAATGAAGGCATTTGCTACTGTGGTAATCCGACTACGTATCATGGATTTAGTTACAAAAAATATTGTAGTGATATATGTGCATGTAAATCGGAAGAACATAGATTGGCTGTTTCAGAAAAATTTATAAAAAATCCAAAGGCATTAGATAGTTTTAAAATATCTAGGAAAGGGGTTGACACTAACGTAAAGAAAAGAAGAGAAACCATCAAGAAAAAGTGTAATATTCTGAATATATCCACAGAAAAATATTATTCAGAACATAGTAAAAAAGCTTTTTCTAATATGTCATCAGAACAAGTAAATGCTAGAACTTTAAAAAGCATGAAAACGAAGTTGTCTGTTGGTAATGTTGGGGGTCGATCTGGGTATAAGCCCTATCCATTCTTTGATGAAACTTTATCTTTACAAGGTTATGAACCAATAGTTCTTGATTGTTTAATTGAAGATTTTTTCTTTGGTAAAGACGATATTGTTGGTGGAAAGTCTGGAGTACCTATCATAAAATATGATAATAAAATGTATTTTCCTGATTTTTATCTACCAAAATATAATCTAATAATTGAAGTAAAATCTACATATACATACAATCTAAACAAAAATATTGTTCATAAAAAATGTCAAGCCTCTGTTGAATCTGGATATTCTATAGTTTTGCTAGTTTTAAATAAACACGAAGCGAGAAATCGCAAACTTGACGGTTCTAAGAATCTGTTACATTGGGCAATCAGCAGCCAAGCTCCTAAACCTACGTGGTATGGAGAAGGTTCATCGACTATCCCTTAGGGGAGTAGAGAGCAAGCCAATGGCTCTCGAAATGCAGTTACTCTCTCAGAGAGTGTGATATAGTCAGTTCTTTAGGGAAACTTAAAGCAGTTGAATAGACGGGTATGATTTTGCTGATCATATTGAACAAAAAGTAGTGAATATAATTCAGAACTATGGGCTATCTCAGAGGACGATAACTCCCCAACTCGTAAGCAAGCGCGGGACCAAAAGCGCCGTCTACACTTTATCTCAAATATTTTGGTTATTAAGGACACTAATCGTCCCGAGAATGAAGGCAAGGTCTTCCTATACCAATATGGTAAGAAGATTTTTGATAAGCTTAACGATCTAATGAATCCTCAGTTTGATGATGAAACTGCAATCAATCCATTTGATCTGTGGAATGGTGCTAACTTCAAGCTACGCATTCGTCAAGATGGGAAGTATCGTAGTTATGATAAGTCGGAGTTTGACTCACCATCAGCTATCCCAGGTTCAGACGAAAAGCTTGAGGCTATCTGGAATCAAGAATATGCCCTAAAGGAATTTGTTGATCCTGCTAACTTCAAGAGTTATGATGAGCTTAAGAAGCAACTACACCTAGCTCTAGGTCTTCAATCTGCCTCCGCTCCGGTAAATCGTGCTGAACGTACTGTTCTACCAGAAGCGTCTGCACCAAACTTTAAGGAACGCGCTGCTTCTCCAGCAGCAGAAAGCGAGACAATTCCTTGGAATACGGATGAAGATGAAGATGCATCATACTTCGAAAAGCTAAAGAGACTAGCTTCAGAAGACTAAAATTTTAAGAGGGGGATTTCGGTCCCCCTCTTTTTTAATAATTGGCTATATCTAATGATCCTGGTGGACCAGCAGTATGCTGTAATGGTGTTACAGTACTACTACTCTGTACAATATTAGTTGGCGCATTGTGATTTGAACTAATAATTGGAGCAGAAGATGTTGCCATCTTTTCCTTAAATTCTGTATTAGTTTGTTGTACTTGATTTAGTGCTTGGGTTTGTAAAGAAGGCCCATTATTTCTCTGTGGCATTGCTGGTTTAGCTTTACCGAAAATAGAATCTTCGCCCTTAAACTTTTTATATCCTTGATAACCTAAGTAACCAACACCACCAATTGCAGCAGCACCAAGCAACCAAGGAGCAGCAGCAGCAGCACCAGCGGCCAAACCACCAGCAGCAAGACCTCCTTCAGCTAATCCTGCAACCCCAGCAACACCTTCAGCAGCACCAGCTAATCCTTCAGCACCTTCGGCAACACCAGCAACATCTTCGGTCCCTGCTCCCTTTCCTAGAGATTTTGCAACGTCAGATGCTTTTCTTTCTTTAAGTCTTTCTAGTATACTTTGTTGTTTTGATCCTTCTGACGTGGCTTCTTCTTTATTTTTTGCATATGCTCCGGGTTTAAAGGGTTTCCTTTCTGTATTTTTTAGCTGTTCTACTTGCTCATTTTCAATTTCTTTTGATTCTTTATTTGTGTCTTCTTTGTCAGATACAGAATTCTTTATTACTTCAGCTAATTTGCCTATGCTATTTTCATCAAGCTCAACTACAGGAGTAGCGGGTCCATTATTTTCATTATGAAATTTTTCTTCATAATGGGCTTTTCTTAAAAATGATTGCTCAGCATTTTTAGCATATACTTCTTGTTTACTTGGCATGTTTGGTTCTAACTTCAAACCAAACATATTGTTAATAAGATTGAATTTATTTTTTGAAGGGAATTTTGGATTTAATCCCAACATATTTTCTTTTAATTGTTGTTTTATAGTTTGCATAGTTGTTAATTCCTCTGGTACATCTACTAGAGGAATTGTTTCTATAGGCTTTGATTTAGGAATAGCATTAGCTTTTGCAAATTTGCCTGGAGTAAATGGAACTCTTTCTGCAGCAGCAGCCTTTCTATTCTGATCTCTTATTTGTTCATTTCTGGCTTCTATTTCTTTATTTTTAGCTAAAGCTGTAGCTCTTTCTATTGAAACTTTTTCCATTTTATCTTTGACATCATAACCAAATCCACCAATAATTGGTGATGCGGCTTCAGTAGCTTGTCTCAATAAACTTTTATCTATTACATTACCATACTTGTCTCGTTCAGTAGGTCGTAATTTATAATTCAATACGTCTTTAATATTACCTTCTTTTAATAATCTCTGTTCCTCAGAAATATATTCTCTGTTAGGTCTTGCTTCAGATTTTTTTTCGGTACTTAGTTGTGGTTCTGAAGGTTCTGTTTTGAATGATCCAGGAGTAAACGCTTCTGGTCTGGTCTTTGATCCAGGGGTAAATGCTTCCTTTCTACCGAACATTCCAGGTCTATATGGCTGTCTCTCTTTATCTACACTTTCTTGTTGTGGAACAATTTTGTTAGGAGAGACTCCTTTTACTGTTTCTCTTCTTGTTCTTTGGGTTTTTGTTTCTCCTTCTAAATTATCTACTAGCTTTCCAATTACTTTAGTTAGCTCTTTGATATCTTTATCAAGAGTATCTAATCCAGCCTTTGTAATAGTCGTAGGTAATCTTGTTCCACCACCAGCTTCGGCTGTGTCAGTTCTTCCGACAATACTAGAAGTTTTTACATTTTTTACTAATTCTGGTTTAGCCATCTGTTGTGATTTAAATTCTTGCTCCAGAATAGAAGATAATCCAGCAGCACCTTTACCAGTGTCCTTATCTATCCAACTTCCATCAGACGTTTTTACATATTTGCTTTTAACACCGCGCATATTAATTTCAATTGGTTTCATCTTAATGCCTGCGGTTGAGGCACTACCAGAGGAGGATGGTGTAGCAGCAATTGTTTGTTGTGCTGTATCAGAAGTTTTAGTTGATGAAGATGGTGTAGCAGCAATTGTTTGCGCTGGCTTAGCCACAGTTTTCTTTACTGTTACTTGTTTTGGTGTAGTAGAAGGTTCAGGCTTCTTAGTTGGCTTTGTTACTGTTGGTTTGACCGCCTGATAATCTTCCAATTCGTCTAAAGCAACTTCTCCAGTAGTTTCTTTTCCATTATCAACATAGATAATTGTCACCATACCGGCTGATGATGCTGGTTTACTTATAATCTTTACTGGAATTTCTAATTCTTCTCCAGTATCATCATCTTCATAAATCCAATTAGCTGTACCTATAACGGTGTTTTGCATATCATTTCCTATTGAGCCAATCTAGCGTTTTCTTCTTCTATATGATTTTGTAACATAGCAACGTAGATATCTCTTTCAAAGGGTATCAATGCTTCAACTTCAGCAATACTATATTTATGATATTGACACAAATTAAAGATAAGCATATAATAGTTAGCCAATGAGGTATGACTAACTCCTACTGAAAAAAATCGTCTATCCCTTGCAGAGTAATAGTTTTCTCAGTCCCCTCTTGGTCGGTATAAACTAAATCGTGTTTAAGAACTGGAATAGTATCAAAGAATTCAATAATTTTTTCAAAGGCTTTACCTGGAATTGATTCTACGAATTCGGAAAGTTCTTGATCTGTATGTTCATTAGTATCATAAACCGAATCTTCATCATAAATTGTAGCAATACATGCCTTAACCAAAGATAAAATTGATGCAGGATCTTCCTTATCAATTTGGATAGTATCCAACATTTCAATTGTAGGATATCTCATTTGAATTCCAATAATATCTGTTAATTGAATTGTCGATTTATGTTTTTCATTGAATGTTACTTCAATATCATTTAGATCAATGGTAAAATCATAAACTCGATTATCTGTATTATCTCTATATCGAAGTTCTACTTGTTCGCCCACAGATTTTGCTCTAATCTTTAGATAAGAATATTCAAGGTCAAATGCAGGAAGAAGTCCAATATCGGTATTCAAATTTAACATACAATTGTTTACAATTTGTCGGATTGCACGAAGCTTGTCCTTAGAATCTTCGCTTTCATTAGCAATAAGAAGAAGTTTTTCTTCTTTTACTGTAAAGGGTCTAAAGTTATATCTTTTTTTATTCGAGGGTAATATCAATTCAAATATAGGATATGTAATTTTAGGTAACATCATTTACTCCATTATGTTAAAAGCTTCCGGTTGCTCCACCACCGCCACTAAAATTACCAACACCGGTAACAAGGGGTTTTACTGGTAATTGGGTTGTTTTTGCGGGTTGTGGTGTTCCGGTCTTTGCGATTGTTGATGATAAATTCTTTTGTATATAGTATCTATATCTGAATGATACTGGAATTGTTACGATTTCGTTGTCCGACCCCCAATTTAATCGAACATCTCCAATACTTTGCGGAAATACATCAAAGAAGGTATATTCGATCACAGATTTTCCTTGCCCATCAAAATGTCTTAATGTAACACTTGGTGCTATATAATCGTTTCTATACCCAACTCGAAAGCTGTTTGCATCGTTTCCATCAATAGAAAAAATGAAGTCTAACCAATCCTTGATCATAGAAAGATTTTGGGCTTTTCCATCAGACAAAAATATTATAGACAATGGAGTGTAGCTCACATTTACTGGGAAGAATTCTTCATATGTTGTGCCGCCTCTACGAACTGGTGTAACATCTAAAGATATTTGTGGAATGTTTGCTGTACTTGCAGAAAAGGTTAAATCATTTACGCTATACTTAGAGGCCAAATGAGGAGGAAGAGTAAACACAACTTCAAAGTGGGCTGATCTAGTAAATCCACCTCTTTTTCCTAAGTTTTGTAAAAATTCTCTTGCATTAAATGCCATTAGGATATCTTTCTTGTACTATCTGCCCAAACTTTTTGGTTTGATGCTTTTTGGAATTGTTCTGTTGGAAGCCATAGTGCAATATCCCAAGTATCGGGGGAGATCAAAATTAGATTGGATCTCATTTGAGATGGTAAATATTGCTTCAGACAAGGTTTAAAGAATCTTGAATCCGCAATATTTTGTACTTTTATTCTTGCTCTATTAGATAGAGTGGGATCTGTAACATCTTCATATAACTCATCCATAGCAGCGGCTCTAAGTGCTGGTGGTAAATAATGTAAATTTATTCCATAAAATCCGGTTTTTGCTGATCCTACCATGAATATAACAGGAAATGCGTCCCAATAAGGAAGTTTATCTTTAGTCTTTGCATCATAAGCAAACATATACATACTTCCAGGTTTTGGTCCAGTTCGAACTTGTGATCGTTCGGCTAAAAGGTCTGCTCTGGATACGTCTCTAGTTCTTCTCGCAGTTTGTCTAAACCAATCGATTGCTTCTTTGGTTTTACCTGGAACATATCCCTTTTTTATACCTTTATTAAGTATATCTGTAAAAATATACTTTTCTTTTGTGTTTATCGCCATTAAAAGTTTAATCCTAAATCTTTTTCGGTTACGATTATAAATTTCCAACCCTTTTGATCGCAGTAGGCTTGGGCATATCGCCATTTACTACTATTTATCATATAAGTTTTAACTTCGGTTAGATATCTATTCTTATTTTTATTGGGTTTTGGCTCTTTTGTTTGGTATAATGGTTTGATTTCTATTACAGATTCTACTATAGTTCCATCAGAAGATTTTGTTTTAACATAAAAATCTGGAAAGTATCTATGAACTCGACCATCTATCGGAGATTTATAAGGTATTGAAAATTCTTCAGATGCCCATTCAATTACTTCTGTATGTGAATCTAGATATGACATGAATCTGGATTCCCAGCGAGAACGATAAATTATATTAGTCGGGTCGCCTCTGTATTTCTTTGGATTATTTGGTTTGAATTTTCCTGAATATGCCATGACTTCTCTATAAATATAATGTTATTCCTACACTCTATTTACTGGAAAAAAAATGGCATCAAACGATCCGAATGTAGTAGTTCAAAGAAGAAGAGAAAGTGTTCAAAAGGGGGTTATGTCGGAAAGACTTCAATTTCCAATGAACAATTCTGGAAATGAAATTGAATCAAACTATACAATAATTTCATTTTATGAGTATACTCGTGTAAATCCCTTGGCAGTTCCTAAAGAAGAGCCAAATGGACATATCATATTACCAATTCCGTTTAGTGGGTTAGTAGATAATACAAATGTTGATTTTAGCGAAATGGAACTCGGTGTTATTGGTGGAACACTTAAGACTTTAGGTAGCGGTTCTGCTGCAACACAAAAAGCAGGAGGTCTTCTTGCTGGTCTTGGTATTGCGGGAGCCGGTGCTATTGCAAAAACTGTTGCTCAAAATTTAGGAGAATTTGCCGCAACCAAACTTGGAGCAACATCTAGGTCGGCGGCTGGTGCTGGAAAACAAGCTGGTGAATTTGTTGACAAGTATAAAGGTCTTGTTTCTGGTGAAGCCATTAATCCAAATATAACTCTTAACTTTAAAGGAGTTAAACTTCGTGAACATACATTTACTTGGAGATTGATTGCAAAAGATGCAGATGAGAGTAAAGCTATAGAAAATATACTTATTAAATTAAGACAAATGGCTCTTCCAAAAATGCAAGGCGGTGGTGCTATTGCATTATCTTATCCTTATATTGCATCAATCGAATTCTTTCCAGCCATTATCAAAATTAGTGATTTGAAATGTTTCATATCAGATATTAGAATTTCCTATGATGGTGTTGGTCATCCATCATTTTATAGAGATACAAGTGCTCCAGTAGTAATTGATTTGTCTATTACATTTAAAGAGCGTGCAATTCTTACTTCAGATGATTACGGAAGATAATATATGTCTCAATATTTTAATGCTTTTCCGCTAATAAATTATAACAATGTTGATGCAATTAATCTTACTCTGCGCGCATCTGTTGTAGATAATTTTAAACAAAATATAACAAACTTTTATCCTTATACACTAAAGGATAATGAAACTGCAACATCTCTTGCATATGATTATTATGGCGATCCTAACTATGCTTGGGTTATCTATTATACCAATAATATAATTGATCCATATTATGATTGGTTTTTAAATGTTAATGATTTTCAAAACTTTATAATTCAGAAATATGGAAGTATTGCTGCGGCTTCATCGCAGATTGTTTACTATCAACAATTCCCACAACAATATTATACGAATAATATAACAAATCAATTTGTGCCTGCTTCAAATCCTCCATCAGATTTATCCAATTGGACATTAACTACGATTGACAATCAATTAAAAATTTCAAGTGTTACTTCACCAAATCCGGCTATTTGGTTTCCTGTATATGCATATGATGATGAGCATAATAAAAATGAAGCAAAAAGAA